GCCGCCCAAATCAGGCCGGAAAGCGCAAAAAATAACCGCCCCGGTGCTATTCCGGGGCGGCGTTCAATTATTTAATTTCAATATTTCAATCAGTATTTGCACCGGCAGCAAAAGCAACAAAAGAATTAGATACACGCTTTCACCGCCTTTTATGCGCTTTCACGCTCGTATTGTCTCCATGTGGGTGTATTATTTACTTCGTCCCGCATGGCCTTTATAGCGGCTGCTATGGCCTTGCAAGTGCCTTTATAATCATTGTACCCAGTACACCAACCCGGCGAACATTGAACCATACCAACCCCGGCACATTCAAGCAAACATTTTTTCAGGCTTGTAATTTCCCGTTGTGCTGCTCGTTTATCTTCCCATCCATCGAACGCAACAGGGAAATTATTTTCAATATCAAGGGTAAAGCCCTCATAATAGCCCGGCTTGATCGTCACATGATAATAATAAAACGAGTAACTTTCAAGGATGGCGGAAACATTCATTTTATCGTCTTCGTAACTGGTTTCAATATATTCATCAATGCAGCTTTCAACCGTCCCGCCGTATTCCTTAATTTGTTCTTGCACTTCCTGCATAAAATCTTGATCGTTTTCAAGATCGTATGCGGAATAAGGCTCAATAGCCATAGTGATATAATCACTGGTGAAATAATTTACAGCGCCCATAATTAAACCCCCATTCTAATACATTCATCAAGCGGAACCCTATACCCATGCACCCGGAAGAAAGCCGCCCCTTTCCGGGTATACTGCACTTTGCAGCGGTGAAACGCTTTACCTCCGCCCCATGCACCAGAAACACAATAAACATAATCGTCAATACCGTATTCAACGCCTTTAATTTCAAGCCCATTCAAGCCGCTATAATATGCAATACTTTTCCGGTTTTCGCAATATTCCCGTTTATTCATGATTGCAAACCCCCTTTATAAAATCCCTTGCAAGGCTTTTCAGGCTTTCCCGCTGCTGTTCATAGGAAAGGCTATAATCATAGCGGATTTTTTCGGCCTGTTCTTCCACGGCTTTCGTCTGTTCATAAGTGGGCCGGATATTTCCGAAAGGGGCATACCCTGTTACAATGGCAACCCCGCCGCCGTTCATATCATAGAATGAAAGAAAACTATTTACATGGCGCATTGTAGTAACGGAATAACCGCCCCACATACGAACAAACCGCCCCGCCGCCGTGATACGACAAACAAAAGTATTATAGGATTGTAAAACTTTTTCGCCGTTTTCCGTTTCAATGATTTTCGCCTTTCCGTAAAAACTCTTTGCTCGATCAGAACCGCAAACAGGTAAATCAAAAATCTTTTTCATAATATAAGCCCCTTTCAAAATTCAATTTGCATTTACTGCCTTTCGGTAAATACAAGATAGCATATTTACATTTACTTGTCAAGCGTAAATATAAAAGAAAATCAAGATTTTTTGCAAATACAGCTGCTATACAATATAAAGGGCTGAAAAAATGTTCCCGCTTTCAGATCAGGCCGGAACCCCGGCAGCGCCCACGCCGCCCCGGTAAAACCCGCCGCCAATCAGCCGGGAAAGAAAAAGCCGCCGACCCCGGAGCGGGAGATCGGCAGCTCTGTCATAGTCGCAGACCCTCGCCGGAAAGTCGCAAAGTCGTTCGGGCGAAAGTCGCAAAGTCGTAAACCAAAGTCGTAAGCCATAGTCGCAAAAGTCGTGAAAGTCGCTCAGTCCTCCGAGTCATAGTCGCTGGACGCACCCACTACATCTTCGAGATACTTCTTCTCCAAGTCCTCGGCGGGAACCTGATCTCCGAGCTGCTGGTTAGGTGTCAACACGACCTCCTGCTTGTCCGCATAGCCCATGTTGTTCTTCATCAGGAAGATACCGGCGACCGGATTGATCTTCCCGTTCTGCATATAGTTTTCCATCTGAGCGTTCAAAAATTGATACGCCTTTTTTAAGGTGTCCCTGCTTTCGGTGGGAATGTAGGCGCTATCAATACCATTAACCCACTTCCACATAGTTCTTCTATCAATTCCAAACGCTAATGCCATGCCAGCAACAGAGGGTTTCATATCATCCTCTGCACAAATCTGAAAATACTGTCCAATACGCTCGGACACATCTTTCGGTCGGGTCATATCCACCGCAGGCCAATCCCACATTCTCAGATCGTGCATGATATATTTCCGGTTAGTCAGCCTTGTCTTCGTCATTACAAGTGACCTCTGCAACGAACTTCTCCCAGCGGCGACACCGTGCGTCCTGCAAGGTGTAGTTGAAGTTGGTCTGCATGGTCAGGAAGTCTTTCCAATCATGCTCCCGGAACTCCATCTTTTCGAGGTCGAAAGTTCCGTTCTTGCAGTTGATAAGGTACGGGTTTGCGTCAAACTCCGCCGAAGCGATAGGAAGCACACTGGCAGCGTCCTTCATCAGCCGGTCACGGAAGCGCCGGTCGCCCATCTTCACGATGAACTTCATGTACTCGGTGCGGCGTTCTTCATTGGCAATCTCGCCGCAGTAGAGAGCCATCAGGCGGCAGAACTCTTTGATTTTCTCCGCTACCAGCAGAGAACCCGTGTCCTTACGCCATGCCCCCTCGGAGTAGGTGAACCAGCTTTTCGCTTCGGGGCAGTAGCGGGTATCATTCTTGTAGCACTCGGAAAACAGCTCCGCCATGCCGGACTCGTCCCACGAATACCCCGTACCGCTGATTGGATGGCTATGCTCAGGCTGTGCTTCCTTAATCTGAAACATCACACGGGACTGAGCTTCGTCCATGATGTAACGACCGTTAGAGAGCTGGAAAAGAGCTTGTTCTTCGGGAGCTGTCATAACTTCATCACTCATGGATTTCACCTTTCTTGTCTTTTCTGTTTGGATTAAAGTTGGAAAGTGCGCTTTTACAAGCTCGGACACCCATCTTATAACCATCTTGTTCACTACCGCTTATACGCTTGCGATATATCCGCTCTTTATCAAGTAGGGCAGATAGCGCCATCTGCAAACTGTCATATTCGAGTTTTGTCATTATTTACACCTCCCCATAGAAGAAAGCGTTCTTCAAAGCGGTGTCCACATGACGCATGATCTCAGGCGGCAGGGTGCAGATGTACTCCCAATCATCGGACACATCTACGACACGCACCTGTTCACACTCAACCATGCTCGGCTGTAAAGAACCCCAAGTGACAGCCACACGGGTCGGCAATTCCAGCCGCTTGATTTTAGTGGTCAGGGGAACGACAATGCTGGTGGAAGAAAACTGATTGCCGACATTGTTTTGCACAACCACCCACGGACGCTTACCGGCCTGAATATGACTGTTGGCAAGCATGGGAACATCAATGACAACAACATCGCCACGCTGATAAGGTTTCATAATTACCTCCTGTATCTGGTCACGCTGTTAACAATCAACTCGACCTCGGACTGAGGGAGCGGCGGCTTGCAAGCCTGTTGATTGGCGTACAACAGCTCTTTGTAAATCTCTGCTTTGGTGTATCCTTGGTTATGGAGCTGACCCGCCAGAGAAGTCAGGCTGAGGTTTCGACTTCCCGGTGTGATAGGCGGGTATTCAGGCTTCAAATGCAGCTTGCCGTTTTCAGGGCGGCGATAGATGGGAGAATAGATACGCTGAGGGGCGACCGTACCTGAGCTACTTTCCTTTGGCGTGTCGGGAAAATACTTCTCAATCACATAGTCAATCGCTGACTGGTTTTCAACGATCTCGGAGAAGATCAAAACCTCGCCGGTCATGATGAAGTACCGATTGCTCTTGTAAATCTCCACGGCGGCACGGTTGTTCTTGCCCTTGAAGGGCAGCTCACCACGAACGAGAATATGAACCCCTCTCCCGCTTCTGGACTTTTCCGTGTAGGACTGACAATGACCGATAATGTCAGCCGCCAGCGGGTTTAGAAGCCCATCAGTAAAGCCATCGTCAATGTCGATACCGATTATCCCGTTGCTGTGAAACACATAGCCAAGACCGTCATAGTAGCCGTGCTGGACATTGTGTTCGGCGTCAATGTAATTCGACCATGTATCAGGATTAGAGGAAGAAGCCGCCTTTCTCACGGTGGCCTGCATGGGAACCTTTGACCCGTCCCACACATTGACCCATGCCTTTTCCGCTCGGAGTTCGGCGGGTATATTCAAATAGCTCATAGGCTTACCTCAGCTTTCATACGGACTCTGTAAAGACCAGTCCCATCTATCGCCGCCACGGTAGGCGTTGCGGAAGTGGTTTCTCTCGCCATCACCAGAGAACCACAGGTAATCCGCAGGGAGGACACGACCGACCTCAACCTGACCTTCTCTCTCTGCATACCAGCGAGTCAGCACATCTATACAGAGAGTAATCAAACCATCATCGACCGGGTTTTCCTCGTTGTACCCTACGAATTGTTTAGGTGTAGTCACGACCGTTATAATATCGCCGTAGCCATGATCGACACGGTTGAGCACACACCACACACAAGCAGCTTTCTCAGCGTCAGAGCTGACCCCTCTGGCTTCTCCCCATAGCATTTTCGCCAGTACAATCACTTCCTCGTCTGTCCACGGCTGAGGTGCCACCTCCGGCTCTGGCTCCGGGGTGACTACCTCTACCACCTCGACAACGGGAGAAGGTTTTTCGACCTCAACCGTGGGTAATTTCAGACAAAGGACTGCGACAATGGTGACGA